CGCTCCTATTTCTTTGTGATTACTTTCTTTACAATCTTGGACGCAGCAGTATTTGAAAGCTGAGATGTTAACGTATTAGCGAAAGTGTTTACTTGTTTTTCAAGATAGGTCTTTCCTTTACGAACATTCTTTTCCTGTGAATCAAGAAGATTTGAATACTGTTGCTCTAGCTGCATGCGTCTTATTCGAGCCTGAAGCTCACTATCACTCATAGTATTAATGTTTGTATACTTCTTGGAGCGTTCACTTTTAAGATTCTGCTTATAGGTCTTCTTTTGCTTACGCTCCGATGCTACCTTAGTACCACCATAGCGTTTCTTGCCGGCCTCGGTATAAGACCCATCAGCATTCTGATAGCGTCTTACGCCCCATTTCATGCCTAGCACGCCGTAGTGGCGTAGTTCATCTTGTCTCATTCAAACTCCTCTTTATTAGCCTTGTACGCCACATAGGCATCCATCATAGCTGATACATTATCGATCTTTTGCTCGTAACGCTTCTTAAGTAATTTACGGTTTCCATTTGTATCTTCTAACGTAATACAGTTTCCCATGGCGAAGGTCATTAATGATTGATCGAATAAGAGGAGTCGATCTTCAGCTAATTTCTTAAGTTCTCCTAACGGAACGGTTTCGGTCTTTACACCTTGAATAACCTTCTCAATACCGTACGGGCCATTCTCTTGGCTCCAGCGTTCCACGAACTCTCTGGCGTTGTAAGGATCGTAACCAAAGGCACGAATATCATACTGCTGGTCAGTTATGTACTTGTCAAGATCATCGTATACTTCCATCATGTCAAGAACTGTACCATTCAGTACAATAAGACTTCCTTCTTCTATAAATTCTTCGTATTTAGCTCGCATAGCATTTGGAAGTTTCCCCAAAGTATTTGTGCTAATATAACTTCGAGTCTTTACTCCAAACTGGTCGCCACGCAAAGGAAATATAAATGTGAATGCACAGAAGTCGTCACCTTGCGATAAGTCTGCTCCCATAGCACATGGCATAGACCAAAAATCACGTCTACGGTGCGGAAGTGTTTCTTCATATGTAAAGAAATATGTATAGCCTTCCATAGGAATACCAAAACGTTTAGCTAAAATATCATTACGCACAGAAGGGTTCTTTTCAGCACGCTCGACGTCTAGCTGATAGGTTTCATAGCTTATGGTCTTGCCAAGATTTGGATTTGCCTTAAGCCACATAGACGGATCGTTAACTTCTTTAATATCATCTAGACGGTAGTACCAAATGGATACATGAGGGTTTATGTACTCTCCCTTTAAAATATCCATGATCTCCATCTTGATTGTATCACCAGAACCATTACGAACGGTGCCTTCAGATGAAGTAGCTACAATTAGGTAATCGTCATTCTTAGAAGCACCCTGTTCGATAGCTCCAACAACATCTTCACGAATATCTCCTGATAACCATTCGTCGATAGTAGCGACTTTGCATCTAAGGCCCTGTAGCTTGTCTATGGACATCGGACGAACTTCCACTAAAGAACCTGTGAGGAAATTCTCAACACCTTTCTTAGTAGATGCAAGCTTTTTACGGTTAGCTGCTGAGCCAGTAGTGTTCTGCAGCGATCCTTCGGTCAAGAACTTAAACAATGGTCCACGGCTTCTAGTAATAGCCGTTCGCATCGGCGACATTATCTCATCGGCTTGTCGCATTGTAGGAGCGGTTACAACCTGATGAGTAGTTGCAGCGTCTATGTTTAAATAATAGTTCTGTATGCACGATGAATACATTGACTTAGCTGCACCACGAGCGACTATTAAATATTGTTTGTTGATCAAACGCTTCTTTATCGTCTTAAGTTCGTAGCGTCCACCATGCCCGTCCTCATCAGGAACCCATACGCTTCGTTCTACAAAATAGAACCAGGCGAATATAGACTCGGCCCATAGTTTGAACGAGTCTAACAAATATAAATCGCTGCCATCGGTCAGAGTAAGTTCCTTTTCGCAGAACTCAACAAAGCCATCAATGGCTTTATCGTCGTAATATATGCCTGGATTCTCAATTAGTTGATCTATGCGATTCATCTCCATTGAGATCTCCCGACATACCGGAATATCACCTCGAATCACAGCATCTCGAAACATGCCGTAGTATTTCGGGGTGGCTGTGTTTGAAAGTGTCATTTAGTCCTCTATGATAAATATCCGTGTTTCTTGTAGTAGTTATACTCGGCTTCTCTATAATCATCAGGATCGTCACTAGATAGATCGACGCCCATCTCTTTATAAATATCCGCATATGAGAAATTAGAATTCTTACTGGCAGACTTAGCTTTTTTGTAAGCATCACTATCAGGGCCAAGTGTAGGCTTGTATGTACTCTCTGAGCTTGCCTTGGAACTACTTGACTTAGAATTATTTGTTGTAGAAGTTGAGTTATCTAGAATATACTTAGCCTGTTTAGCGTAGTTGCTATTCACGGCGGCTTTTCTTGTAGTATCCTTAGTTACTGTTTTTTTTTTA